ACTAAAAGCATGACTTTTCCAGCAGAAATTAGAGCAGGTGACCTCATTCAATGGAGGTTAGCTGCAACTCAAGATGTATTTGGTAATAGTATCAGCAGTCCAGATTGGTCTGTTATTTATTATTTAAGAACTAATTCAGTACCAAGTGGTGCGAGTGTAACGAGTACAGCTTTTAATGATGGATTTCAATTTTCTATTGCAAGTAATGTATCAAGCACATTTAGGGAAGGTGATTGGTATTATCAAGCTATAGCAAATAAGTCTGGAGCAGAAAAACAAACAATAGCTACAGGCGCTTTTAAAGTTTCAGCATCTCTAGAATTTAGTGGAACGGCTGTAACTTTTGATGGAAGAAGTCAGGTTGAAAAAGACCTCGAAACAATACAAACAGCTATAAGAAATATTATTAGTGGAGGTGTTGTACAGGAATATAAGATTGGAACGAGATCAGCTAAAAAATATGAATTATCAGAATTAATAATGTTAGAAAGTAGGTATAAGGCAGAACTAATAAGAGAAAAACAAGCAGAATTAATTGCAAATGGTCTTGGTAATCCAAGAGCAACATTTGTTCGTTTTAATGGAGCATACTAATGGGAATCAGATCTAACATAACAAATGCAGTAAAGAGAGTATTAGGTTTTGGAGAGAAAGCTAATCCTCTTAAAAATATAAGAGCATATCAAGGCGCATTGGTTTCTAGACTTACATCAGATTGGATGGCAAGTCAGCTTAGTGCTGATGCTGAGATTAGAAATAGTCTTAGAAAATTAAGGGATAGATCAAGAGAATTAGTTAGAAATAATCCATATGCTAGACAGGCAAAAAGAACAACACAAATAAATATGGTTGGAACTGGCATGAAGTTTCAATCAAGAGTATTACAGGTTCGTGGTAATAAAAGAGATCAAAGAGTTAATAATCTTATAGAACAAAAGTGGGCTGAATGGTCATCACCTAATAGTTGTGATTGTGCAGGTCGATATGGATTTCATGAATTTGAGTGGTTAGCTGCTGGAGCTTTATGTGAATCTGGTGAAGCTATTTTTAGAATAGTTAGACAACAATTTGGGGATTCAAAAGTACCTTTAGCTTTACAGTTAATAGAGTCAGATATGTTGGATGAGGAATATACAGGCAAAACATTAAGCGTAAAAAATGAATGGCGCAATGGTGTGGAGTGTAACGAATGGGGTAAAGCTGTCAGGTATGCTATCCTCACGAAGCACCCTGGCGATGCATATTATCTGGATTATTCAACCAACCAAAAGTTGCATATATTTATTAATGCAGAGGACATAATTCATTTATTTCTTCCAGAAAGGCCAGGTCAAAATAGAGGTGTTCCTTGGTTTCATAGTGTTATGGCAGATATGCACCAATTACAGGGATATGAAGAGGCAGCAGTAATTAGAGCCAGAGCAGGCGCGAGCATAATGGGCTTTGTGGAAAACGATCAAGGTGAGCTTATTGGAGATGAAGTTTCTAATGGTCAACGTATACAATCATTTGAGCCTGGTACATTTAGATATTTGATGCCAAATGAGAAGGTTACAATTCCAGATATAGATTATCCATCTCAACAATATGAGATGTTTGTTAAAAATAAAATTAGACGTTTCGCTACTGGTATTGGTTGTAGCTTTGAAACAATATCAAAAGATTTTAGTGAAACTAACTATTCAAGTTCAAGATTAAGTCTTTTAGAAGACAGAGAACATTGGAAATTTTGTCAAAAATATTTAATAAATAATTTGCATCTAAGAGTATTCAAAGAATGGATGAAGTTAGCTGTTTTAGTAGGAGAGTTAGATTTTGAGGATTATGCAACAAGACCTGAAAGATATATAAAACCAAGATGGACTCCACCAGCACAACATTATGTTGATCCACTAAAAGAAGTTAGAGCTTTTAGGGAAGCAGAACAAGCTGGATACATGAGTAAAGCTCAAGTAATAGCAGCTACAAATGGTGGTGATTATGACGATATTATTTCAGAAATATCACGAGAACAGGAGGTCGCTAAAGACTTAGGCGTTACATTAGATAAAGATTTAGATCTTGAAGTTGAAATGGGTCAATTAGAGCTTGACTTGTCTTCTAATCAGGAAACAACTACAACAATCCCACCAATTAGATCTAAAAGACCACGAAAAAAACGTAAGTAATTATGGCAAATGTAAGCGGTACGGAAATTAATCTTAAGCCTACTGAAGGCATGAAGACCGAGGCACAGAGGTATAAAAACTGGAAAAAAGAAGGCAAGGCTGGTGGTACACAAGTTGCGGCAGTAAGAGCGACACAAATTATTAGTGGTAGAGAATTATCGGCAGATGTTGTAGTCCGCATGTTTAGTTTTTTTAGTCGCCATTTAGTTGACAAAAAAGCAGAAGGTTTTAGGAAAGGAGAAAAAGGATATCCGTCAAAAGGTCGAGTAGCTTGGGCCGCCTGGGGTGGCGATGCTGGTTTTAGTTGGAGTCGAGGAAAAGCAGCAGCTATTAAAAAAGCTAGAGAAAGAGCAGAGATTATAGAAATGGCAAGGCCATATCCTAATGAGCATGCAGCAACAATTCTTAGTGCAAATCAATTTGATACATTTAGAAGGTCAAATGATGAAAGAGGAGAGGGTATAGACTATATTTTTGGTATAAAGGATAATGAAGAGGGAGCAGAGCTTCAATCAATTCGATTTAGGCTAACTCAGTATTCATCATCTCAGGCTTTAAATTGGCTCGAAGAAAATGAATTTGATCCAATTAAATTTGAACCAGCCACCAATGAAAAAACTATGACTGAAGAAATTCAAAAAGTAGAGAGAGCAGAGCCAGA